CCGGCATGCTCACTTTCGCCGCGGCGCAGGCGCAAAAAAAGGGAAGCCCACAAGCAAACGCCCGGCACGGGGCCGGGCGCTGCGCCGATCGTCTCGGCATCCCGGAGCCTGCCGGGTCAGTACGCGCAGCAAGGGGCGCGCGAGGGGGATTAGATCGACGTCACAAGACGACGCGGCGATCATCCTCGTCTGCGGCCGAGCTGCGCGACACCCACGCGCCGTCCCACCGCAAATACACATCGCCGGGGCGGTCGTAGGTAAGCAGATCGACTTGCGACGCCGTCAACATCGCTACGCGGTCCTGGTTCGCCAGCATGTGATCCTTCCACGACGTCGCAAACGCTTTGCTGGATTGCGACGACTCAGGAAAATTCGGCGGGTTATAGTCCTGGAGCTGATGAAAATATATCCACGTCATTTCACCGCATGAAATGGTGCTATTCATCACCGTTTCAAACGTTGACCCGCTATAGATATGGCGACTCTCTGCGGTCTCGCCAGATGACGCAGGCACCATTCTCCGGTTAAATCGTCCATTCAGCGAGTTCCACCCGGACCATACGTACGTCGGCATCTGAGTCGTTAGACCGTCGCCGATATCAATGCCCCACTCGCTGTCCGGACACAGTCCGCGACTCGTTTTCACGCCCAGTCGTCTGTAAATATCCACCGCGTTTGCGACCCCGCGCGGGCTGTTGTTTTGCAAGTGCGACACGCCTTGCCGGCCTTGCGTGGTCAGTAGCCCGCTCGCAGTCATGGCCCGCGTCCAGTGCATCACCGCGCGCTCCAGATCGGCGGCGGTCATCGTGCCGTCGATTACATTCTGCACTGGGGGGTTTGTGTCAGTAGGGTTGGAGATGTGCTGGATAATGTCCCATCCGGCCGAAATCAAATCAGCGGTTGTACTGTCGGAGACGGACAGTGACGGCTCAAGGCCAAGTCTGTTTTGGCTGCAAACGCCCGGCCAACCGAGCGACTGCATTTCGCGCATGAAATATTCTGATGCGGAGTATGCGCCATCGAATTGCGTGATGATTGCCGCAGTGCTCCACTGCTCTGAGCATGCGCGGTTAAATCGGAATTTTGCCGGGCCTGTCGTCGTGATCGAAAAAATAATTGCCCTTGTCTCGTACTCCGGGTTAGACGTGCTCCATTCCGCGGGGCTCGCCTGCGCGCTCTTCACGAGGCACGTGGACGTCCATGTGCGATATCGGTCCCTCCATCGACTCGCAAAAGTGCCTTTGTAGCCATACCGGTCTGTGCCACCAAGCGCCGAGAACAGGTAGCCGATTCTCGATGCTGAATTCGAGCCGATCGACTGCGCGATCCATGGCTGCAGCACGGTGATCGGTTCGGCGCTGCCGATAGACATACGGAACTGCACGCTGCCAGTCGTCTTCGGGTAACTTCCGCCCCACGTGGGTTTCAGCGGAATCTGAATCCATTTATTTGTGACCGCACCGGGGATGGTGATTTCAAGCGCTCGTCCATACATCTCGTTCGGCTCGTCCACCCATGCGAGCGTCACGCCATCCGTCAGGATTGCATTTGCAATGTCCAGGTTGCCGGGGTCCGCGATGCTGCGCATCGTCGGCAGCGGGATGCGGTCGAGCAGCGGGACGCCCTGGAGCCACAGCGGGCCGCTGCCCGCCGAGAGTTCAACCCCCCCCACCCGGGCCGATTCCAGCCTCCACCAGCGAATTCCGCGACCCATCCGCCTTGCGGACATACAGCCGGTCGCCCTCGCGCTCGAGCTCGCCCGCACGCGGGTCATCGCTCTCCACCACCACCGCACCCGCGCGCCACTCCGGCGCCACCTGGTCCGCGTCGAACACATCGCTCGCGCCGGGCTGCACCCAGCGTCCACCGATGTCCTGCGGCTGCTTCGAATTGTTCGTGATGCGGATGCGCGTGCCCATGTCGTTCGTCCATCAGTGTCCAGAATGAGCGCCAGCCTGCCCCCACCGCAGGCGCAAAAAAAGGGAATGCAGCGCCTCCCTTAGTTAATGATGTCCGCGAATCGTTAACTACTCGTTCGCAACTCGTAAGCCACGCTTACACGTTCGCCGCCCCCACCCGCTTCTTCACCGCAGCCACCGGCGCACGGATCATCCCCTGCGTCAGCAGCCCCGCGTCGAACAGCTCGCCCCGCGTCTTCCCCAGCACCCCGCGCCGCGTCTCCGGGCTCAGCCGCGCCAGCGCCTGCAACGGCGTCTCGCGCCCGGCCCGCTCCGCCTCGCCGATCTCATCCTTGAACACGATCTCCACGAATGACAACGTGTTCGGATGCGCCGGCCACGGACACTTCGCGCGGCTCGGATACACACCGCGGCCCAGGCCATGCAGGTTCTGCGCCGCCAGCAGGTCGCAGATATCCGGCTCCGGGTGCGCCGGACTCAGCAGATACCGCCACCCGCCGAAGTACGGCTTACCCTCGCCCCCCGCCATGTACGCCTCGCCGTGCGCCCGGTTGATCTCCGTACGGAACACCCGCATCGCATTGTCCATCGCCCCGCCGTTGCCCGTCAGCATCCCCGCCGCCTCGCGCCCGATCGTCCCGCCCGCCGGCCCCCGCATCTTCTCCGCGATCGCCGCCGGCACCGCCTCACCCCGCGCCAGGAAGGCCCGCGCAGCCTGCGCCGCGCTATGCCCCTCGATCACCGCCCGCTCGATCGCCTGCGTCACCGCCTCGCGCGCCCCCCGATCGATCCGCCACAGCCGGTCGCTCAACTGCAGCCCATCGGCCGCCACAAACTCATTCACCAGCCGCACCGCCGTCTCGCTCACCGCCATCGCCGCCGGGCTCAGCACCTCCACCGCCACCGCAGCCGGCGACCCCCACTCCGCCGCATCCCACACCCGCGCCCCATACTGCGCCGCCTTCTGCAGCCCCTCCGCCAGCAAGTCGTCACGCACCCGCGCCACCCGCGCAAGCCGGCTCTCCACCTCCGCCAGCAACCCCCGCAGCGCCTCGATCGTCACCGTCCCGGCCGCGCCGCCCCCCGCCGCCTCCACCTGGCGCCGGATCTCCTCCGCCGCCATCGCATACGCCCGCGCCAGCGCCTTCGCCCCCGCCGCATCCAGCCGCGTCACCGCCCGCTGCGCCTGCACCGTCGCCCGCCGGATCGCCGCCTTCTCCGGTGTCATCGCCGCCCCTCCAGTACATCCGCCTGCTGGTCCGTCAGCTTGTACGCATCGCGCACCTCATGCACCGTCGCCGCAAAGCTCTCGCACACCTCCAGCGCCCGCCCGCCCTTCGCCATGCAGTACAGCCGCAGCGCCGTCCGCCCGCCCACGTCTTCCGCCGCGCCCTCGCTCCACCGGCATTCCCGGCAGTGCATCACGCATCCCCCCAGAACTCGCCCAGCCGGTTCCCCACGCTCGTCGCGCTCTCCCCCTTCGGCGCGTTGCCCGGCGTCACCTTCACCTGCGGCGCCCCCGGCACCGCCGGCCCACCTGGTGCCCCCTGCCCGATCGAACCCACCCCGCCCGGATACGGATCCCCCGCCTTCGCCTCATCTTCCAGCCGCTGCCGCACCGCCTGCGCGTTGAACCCCATCTCCTCGAAGATCATCCCCTTCGGCAGGCCAAGGGCAGACCACTTCAGCATCCTGTCCGTCGTCTGGTTCGGCGTCTCCGTCCGGCGCTCCGCAAACTCGATCAGATAGTCGCTCGGATCCGGCGCCATCCCCTTCAGCAGCAGATGCAGCCGGAAGCCCTGCGCATACGCAAAGCTTTGCGTGTCCTGCAGCACGTCCACCTCCTCGTAGTAGTCGCGCTTCAGGTCTTCCAGAATGTCCCGCGCCATCCCGTCCGTGTAACCCATCATCCCCTTCGGCAGCGGCGTCCCCGCGAAGAACGTGTCCAGCAAATGCACCACATCCCCGATCTCGCCCAGGCTCGCGTCACCCTGCACCGCCTGCACCCCGCCCTTGCGGTTCATGTAGAAGTCGGTCGTGATCTCGTGCTGGTCGCGCTCCACCCGGTCGCGGTAGTCGTTCAGCTCGTCTGCGCTCGCCCCCTCCAGCACGTGCGCCATGCGGAACGGCGCCCGCGTCCGCCGGCGGATCACCAGATCCTCTTCCGTCATCCTCAGCTTGCGCCACACCTCCCGCGACGCATCCAGGAAGGGCCGGCCCATGCTCCCCATGTCGTCGAAGTTGTCCGGATCGAAGCGCGCCAGGAACAACTGCCACAGCGCAAACCGCGCCAGCACCGTGCCGCTGAACACATCCAGCTGCCGGTAGGCCTCGCGCACATCCACCCACTGCCCGTTCTCGTTCACGTGCGGCAGCAGCGTCTCGCTCGGCATGCGCACCCCGGCCGCCACCTGCATCGCCTCATCCAGCACCCACTGCAGCGGCAGGTTCCCTTCCATCACCAGCCCGCGCGCATCGCTCTTCAGCTTCTCCACCCGGTCGAGCTGCAGCCGGCGCACGAACGCATCCCACTCCCGCCGCAGCGTGCGGCTCTCCTTCGGCTGCACCATCACCAGCCCGCCCTTCACCACGTCGCGCGCAATGCGGCTATGGATGCGGCGCACCCGGCCATCCAGCCGGTCCATCTCCCGCGCATCCAGCACCGCTGCCCGCTGCGCCGGATTCACCCACATCTGCTGGTACAGATACTGCAGGCTCGCCTCCGGCGTCGACCGCCGGCCCGTCTCCCGCATCCCCGCCCCGGTCTCGTTCGGCAGCCGCTCGGTCGGCTTCTCCGCCACCGGCGCAGCCCGCCGCCACGCCTTCAAACTATCGATCAAGCCCATCGCCGCCCGCCCCCCTGTCATCCGCCTCGGCCGCCGCCTTCGCCGCCGCCGCACTCTCGAACCACCGCATCACATACAACCGCACCCCGCACCACCACCGCACCCGCTCATCGTGCGTCAGGCAGTACCGCGCCCGCTCCGCCCCCTCCGCCCCCTCCACCACCGCCCGCGTGATCACCCACGGCCCCGAGCGCAGCGCATACAGCCCCTGCCGGCTCCACATCACGCCGTGGCATCCAGCAACAGGAACCCGAAGATCACCCCGAGAATCACCGCAAGCGTCGGTTCCCACAGGAACAACCACTTCGCCGCGAAGTACACCACCGACACCCCCGCGCTGATCACCAGCACACCCAAGACCAGTTCCCCGAAACCCTTCCACATCACGGCACCCCCGCCAGTTGTCCCGCCTGCCCCAGCAACGCCTCGCGGCTCTGCGTCCTGTGCCCGATCACAGTCGGCACATCGTCCATCCCCCGCGTCACCAGCGCCCACACCCCCGCGCACGCCGCATCGAACAAGTCATCCCCCACCTTCGGGTCGGCCTGCGCAAAGCTGCTGTACGCCGCCTTCGTCGGCAGCGCCTTGATGTTCACGAGCTGGCGCACAAGCGTGTGGAAGGTCGCGTCGAGCTCGTCGCGCCCGTCCTCGTCGAAGATCGGAATCGCCGCCTGCCCGTTGTGGAACGCCGCCCGCAGCATGCTCGCCATGCTGTGCTTCACCTGCCCCTCGAACCGGATCGGCGCGAACGGCCACCCACCCCACGTGCTCGCCGTGCTCTGCCCATCGCCCACCGTGCGCCGGTCGATCGTCGTCAGCCCGCCCGCATACAGCCGGTCGTTCAGCGTCGTCAGCATCCCCAGCCCGTAGGCATCGCCCATCGCATAGTCGGGCCGGAAGTAGTCCCACGCCCCGTACAGATCGCGCTCCACCACCCGATCATCGGTCCCCGCCGGCCACGTCCGCACATACGGAAAGGTCACGAAGTTGCCCACCTGCTCGCACACCACCAGCGCGCTCTTGGAAGCCGCCGGGTTCTCGCCGTGGCCGCTGTGGTCATACCCGAAGCTGATCAACCCGCGCCGCTTGTACCGCACCCCCGGCAACGGCCCCGCCGGCATCAGCCCGGCCTGCAGCCCCACCGCCATCGCCCGCCGAACGTACTTTTCCCAGATCCAGTTCTGCGCCTGGATGTTCCTGCACAGAAACTGCCGGATCCACTCGCCCTCGCTGTTCTGCGCGCGCATCTCCATCGCCCACTGCTCGCCCACCGTGCCCAGCTCCATCCCCAGGTACACGTCGACGATCGGCACCGTGTGATACGCCCCCGACTTCGCCAGGCTCGCCAGCACATCCGCGCCCTTGAACACCCCCGTCACCCGCACCTGCGGCTTCAACTCGTGGTCGATCCCCGGCCGCCGCGTCGAGCCCAGCATCGGCAGGAATCGCGAGGTCAGCCGGTCGTGCGGCATGTCGTCGGTCTCCTCCAGGCTCGCAATCGTCAGCGAATCGCCGTCGATCTGCCCCATGATCCCGTACGCGCTCGCCCCGCTCCCGTTCGCAAAGGCATAGCCGCTGTCCTTCATCTGCCGCCGCCCGTTCTTCGTCGCGATGAACGCCTGCAGAATCTCGCTGCGCCGGATCGCATCGAGGTGATACCCCAGGTTCGTCAGGCTCTGCTGCATCCGCGGCGCCACGATGCCTTCGTCTTCCATCGGGTGCGTCGCCAGCCACTTCAGGCAGTACAGCTCCTTCACAAACGTCTTCCCCGTCCGCCGGCACGAGTAATCGATCGTGTTGCGGTGCTGGTCCATCTCGATGCACTTCAGCACCTGCACCGGGTCCAGCGTCACCCCATGCACATGCTGGTGCCACAGCGCGTGGTCATCCGCATAGCGCGCAATCTCCACCTCCGCACGGCTCGCCGCGCGGATGCGCTGGGCTGCGGAAACGCGCGCGGTCATTCGCGGATGACCCAATCCTCGGCAAGCATGTCGGTCTGCGAGGCCAACCACGGCACAACATGGTCATCGGCCGTCTTCATCGCGATGAAGGGCAGTAGCGGCAGGTTGTCGTTCTTGCCGTTCGTGTAGGTCCAGAAATCGTTGCTGCCCGGCACGCCGATCATGAACAGGTACATACCCTTCCCGTTCCATCCTGCCCGCGTCACGCGCGCTCCCTTTTTCAGTGCCTCAATCGCAAGGCCGAACGGCAGCCCGCCAGCAGGCCGGTAAGCGTCCTCGAACGCCTCAGATGGGCTCCAGCTCTCATAACCGTCCGGATACAGCACCTTGTAGCCCGTGCGGCCGTCACGCTCGGCAGGCTCTGCCTGGACGATCTTGGTTCCAATGTATTTTTGCATGATCACTCTTCCTCAATTTTTGCCGCAACAAACGCCAGCGCCAGAATCCCCTCGGCACCGTTCTCCTTCACCGTGCTCACGATCTGCTGCACGCACTCATCGAACTTCTTCTGCTGCTCAGGCGGAAGGTCATAGACCATCCCCTTGATCACCGTCGTTACCTTGTCCATCACTCACCCCCCATCTGCTGCTGATACTCCACCAGCACCGGATCTTCCGCCGCTCGCGCCTTCCCGCGCTCCAGCAGCCCCCGCAAGCTCTCCAGCGCCTTCGTCTGGCGCTGCGCGAAGTCCTCCAGCGCCATCGCCCCGTCGCCCGGCTTCAGCCGGCCCGGCAACGGTGTCTCTTCCTCCACGCTCCGCCCCGTCATCCCCAGGTCCGCCAGCGAAATCCCCGTGCGGCTGATCAGCTCCCCCAGCGGACGGAACAGCGGATGCGCCTGCACATCGCGCACCGTCTGCGGCCGCCCCTGCTCGTCGAGGTACTGCACCACCAGGCAATTCCCCTCGCGGTCGTAGTACGTCTTCGGCTGCGTGATCGTCACCCCGTCCGCGATGATCGTCTGCAGGATCTGCTGAATCGTCAGCATCAGCGCCGCGTGAAAGTCCGCGTAGATCCCCATCAGGTGCTTCGGATTCTTCTGCTCGAACGCCGCGTGATGCAGCATGAAATGCTGCGCCTGCTTCACGCACGCAGGCTGCTCCCGGCACCACGCCCGATCCACCTCGCACCCGCTGCAGAACGCATACCCGTCCGGCTTCGGCGGAAAGTACGTCGCCACCTTCGCCGTCAACCCATGCTTCATCCCGTTGAAGCGCGTCCGCAACGCCTCCTCCGGCGTCGGATGCCCCTCCAGGTTCTTCGCCGTCGCCGCCAGCCCCTCCTGCGTCCGCGGCCCCGTCGAGCTCCGCCACGCCCGCAGCAACCCGCGCTCGAACCCCGCCTGCTCGCACTCCAGCCCGCACTCGCCGCACGTCGCAAAGTAGCGCCACGGATGCAGCGCATCCTCTTCCCAATCCTCCACCCGCGCCGGCGCCGCCTTCCAGTTGCGCCGGCACAGCACGCAACGGAAAGTCACCTCGGACAACGGCTGGTACGTATCTTTCTTCGCCATGCCTCGCACTTTGGCCGTATGCGAGGCGCAAAAAAAGGGAGCGCCGCAGCGCCCCCTCATCCGCTCCGAGCATCCCGGAGCTGCTCCGAACATCACCGATCCGGTAAAGCCCGGCCCCGCGCCATCAGCCCGCCAGCGTCAGCACCCCCGGCTCGCCCTCCGCCAGCCCCAGCGCCTGGCGCACCCGCGCCGGATGCGTGCTCTCGATCCACGCCCCCTGCCCATCGCGCAGCGCCCGGAACTCCCCGCCCGACAGCACCACCGAAGAATGCCGCCACAGCACCACCCCCGCCCGGCTCGCCTGGTTCGGATGCCGGTTCGTCCAGTTCAACGCCCGCGGCGCCTCACCCGGCACCTGCAGCACCGTCCTCACGCCCCCACCGCCTGCCCGCAGCACGGACACCGCCCGAACCGATACCGCCCCTTCGCCCGGCTCACCGTCGACGCGCTCAAGCCCACCGCCCGCGCCGCCCCGTTGATCGACCGCCCCTCCACGTACACCAGCCGCAGCGCCTCGCGCTGCTTCGCCAGCGTCAGCCCCACCCGATCCGCCCACACCACGAACGCCGCCGCGCTCACCCCCCCGCCGGCCGCTCCGGATGCCACACCCGATCCAGCTCCCGCGCCCGCGCACGCAACGCCCGCAACGCCAACGTCAACGCCCGCTTCTCCTGCGCCGTCTCCGGAAACGGCCGCGCCTCCAGCCGCCCCGCCAGTTCCGCCAGCTCCCGCACCAGCCGCCGGTGCTTCTGCCGCAGGTTGTGCTCGCTCATCAATGGACACCGCCCGCCCCCGGATTCGCCACCAGCACCGCCACATCCTCGGCCGCCACCTCGGCAAGGATCTCCTCCTGCACCGCATCGGGCGCACCGCCGCCCGCCAGGTGCGCCCGACACCACGCCACGATCAACGCCGAAACGTTGTCCTCCGGCCCGTCACGTCGACGCCCGACGCCGCGCAGATCGCCTCGATCGGCGCCCAATCGAACTCCACTTCCCCCGTTCTCGGGTCGCGCGTCAGCTTCAACGCCTCGAACGCCAGATCATCGGGGATCGCCAGCCTTGTCAGCTTCTTCTGCATTTCCTCTCATCCTGAAAAAGGCGCCCCGCGGGGCGCCTGGTTGATCAGCCCGCGCGCTCACGCCGCCGCGTTGTCGCGCAGCTCGTCGCGCATCTCATCGAGGTAGTCGCCGATGCCCAGCACCACCATATCGGCGTCAACCTCGGCGGCGACCTGAGCAGCGATCGCCGCCAGCGCCTCGTCGCTCGTCTCCGGCGTCACCTGCCAGCCATCATGACCACAACGCACCGACACCGCGGCACAGTGTGTGCATTGCCGCCCGAGATCGTCATACCAGACCAGCGCCGGCGCCAGCCAGTCGCCGGCCTCCCACACCTGCACCTCGTCATAGTTCCAGCCCTCGATCAGGCGGCCGATCTCCTCGCGCGCGGCCTGGGCATCAGCCGAAAACCGCGCGACGTGCTTGTTTCCGTTCCTCTCCTCCTCATAGCCCGTCACGACCCGCGCCACCATCGGTGCCAGCGCCTCCTGCAGCAGCCCCCAATCGCGCACCGTCACACCCTGCACCGGCAGCGCGAACGCCTCCATGTGCCCGTGCCACTCGCGTGCCGGCACGGCATCACCCGGGCGCCGCTCCACGATATCGATCGCGCCATCAGACCAATCGACGCGCAGATACAGCCGGCGATCATCGCCGCGGCTCCGGTCGCCATCGCAATACACATGCACGCTCATCTCTCTCTCCACATCGCCCGATCGGCCGGCGAGCGCCGCCGGGGAACGCCCCCGACACCTGCATCATAGCGCACTGCATTTTTTTTGCAATAGCATATTGCGTTTTTTCCGCAATGCTCTAATATCGAGTCGTGGCCAACGCCACACGGGCTCGCCGCCGAAACCTGGCGATCAGGAGGGCACTATGTCTGCCTACATCTGCACCGATTTTCACGTCGCCACCATCGCCACCGCCTACGCGCGCATGGTCGGCACCCCCGAAAAAACGCAGGCTATCGCCGACACCCTGCTGGCGACCAACATCGCCTCGGTCAACTACCTCTACAACGAGGCCAACACCACGCACCGCTGCGACATCACCGCGCACGATGCCGACAGCCGCACCCCGGCCGAACTGATCGCCGCCGTCGACTGCTGGATGTACCAGAGCTGCGAGCGCCCGGACTGGCACGCGGACCCCGCGCGCGCGCTTGGCGAGGCCATCAAGGCCCAGTTTGCAGCGGCCAGCGCGATCACCGGAAAAGGCACGCGCCGCGCGGACAACGTGTGGTCGATCAATGCGCCCGCGCCTGCGCCCACCCCCGAACCGCCCGCCGTGCCCCTGGCCGAACAGGTCGCACGCCTGCGCACCGAACACCCGCAGCTCGTCAGCCCCGAGACCGTCAAGGGCGGCAGCCTGATCGCCGCCGCGAAGAACCTGCGCGCGCAGCTCCGCGCCCGCTGGCCTGGCGTCAAGTTCAGCGTGCGCACCGATCGCTACGCCGGCGGCAGCTCCCTCGACGTGCGCTGGACGGACGGCCCCACCGTCGACCAGGTCGACGCCATCGCCAAGCGCTACAGAGCCGGATCGTTTGACGGCATGACCGACTGTTACGAGTTCAGCCGCAACGCATGGAACGAGGCATTCGGCGCGGCAATGTACGTGTTCACCCAGCGCGACTACAGCCCGGCCGCGCTCGAATGGGCAAAGGCCCAGTTCGGCGACGACGACCGCGGCCGCTACCACGGCCCCGCCCACCTCGCCGCCCTGCGCGACCTCTCGATCAAGCGCATCAAGCGGGGTGCCTGACATGCTCCGCTTCTACACCCGCCACCGCGAACTGATCGAAGCCGCCGCCGGCACCCTCGCCGGCGCCCTCACCCTGGCCTGCGTCCTGCTGATCGGCGCCGCCTTCTTCTAACCCCCTGGGGGCGCAAGCCCCCGCTGGAGACTCTGATGGACAAGCACACTCCCGGCCCCTGGAACAACCTTCGCGGCAGCTCAGCCGGCTACGACATCATCTGCTCCGACGCCAGCCCGGTCGACGTCTGTGTCGTCTCGAAGCGCGACAAGTCGCGCGAAGAGATTGACGCCAACATTCGCCTGATCACCGCTGCGCCGGATCTGCTGGCAGCGCTCGCGCGCATCGCGGCAGGGCAAGAAATGACCGGCCAGTTCACCCACGCTGAAACCGTTCTCCGGTATCAGGAAATTGCCCGCGCAGCCCTGCGCAAGGCACAAGGGGGCGCGGCATGAAAACCCTCGCCGTGCGCCAGCCCTGGGCGACCTACATCGCCGAGCACACCAAAACGATCGAAGTGCGCACCTGGCGCACCGCCTACCGCGGCCCGCTGCTGATCGTCGCCAGCGGCCGCCCCCACAAGCACGCCGACGAAGCCGGCCAGCTCTGGACGCTCCCCACCCGCGTTCAGGTCTGCATCGTCGACCTCCTCGACGTGCGCCCCATGGCGCGCGCCGACGAAGCCCTGGCCCACGTCGCATGGGCACCCGGCCTGTACGCCTGGCGCCTCGCCAACCCCCGCCACGTGCGCCCCGTCGCGCACCGCGGTCAGCTCGGCGTCTACAGCACGCCCGACGACACAATCGAGCTGCTGCAGCCAGACGCCCACTACCTCGACCACACTTAGCTATTGCGTTTTTTGTGCAATGGCGTATGATTCAATTAAGCACACGGCACACCGCCGAGCCGGCGCCTCGCGGACCAGAGGCAGGGAGATTGAGATGAGCAAGACAGCGACAGTGCGGGAGGCCGATCAGCTGATCGGCCGTTTCTCGGTAGAAACGGCGCCGAACGATTTCATTCGGCGCCTTGTCGCAGAAGCCGTTCAGAACGGCGAGGCGACCGACGCAGACCCCGAGGGGGTCGAAGTTACGGCTGTGCGTCACGAAACCAAGAGCGCCCACTACTCCGTGTTCGGAGTGTCCGTTCAGCCCAGCGTCGCCGATGCATCTGGATACCTCGAATTCCGCGACGGATTCGAGAGGCTGCCCGAAGCCGAATGGACCACCGCGGAACGGTGGATCGCCGAGCGCGAAGCCGAAATCTCCGCCTGGCGGCAGCAGTAACCGCCGCACCCCACCGCCAAGCCCCCGCAAGGGGGCTTTTTCACGCCCGCGCCCCGCGCGCCCCGCCCCTACTCCCCGATCACCCCCAGCACCGCGTCACCGCTGCACATCTGCTCATGCACCGGCACCCCCAGCCGCTGCTTGATCGTCTTCAGCTCCTCCTCATCCCGGCACACCACTACGAAGTAGAACTCCGCCGAGTTCTTCTCCTGCATCGACTCCACCCCCTCCGCCCGCGCCGCCTTCACTGCGTCGAGCTTCTCCTTCGTCTCGCTCACCTCCGGATCATCTTCGAATAGATGCGAGAACCGCGCATCGCCGTCGAACATCATGTCGACGTCGAGCTGGTCGAACCCCATCGCCTCGAAGCCCACCCCCATTTCAAGGTTCAGATCGGCCAGCAGGTCGAGGTCGAACACCCCCTCCGCGCTCGGGTTGTTCAGAAACACCAGCATCTCCAGCTCCTGCTGCTCGCTCAGCTCGCAGAAGCTCACATCCAGCCGGTAGTCGTTCTCCCGCGTGCGCGCGTCGTACTTCTGCAGCGCGTCGAGCTGCCCCAGCCGCTGGTGCCCGCCCACCAGGCGCATCGTGCGCCGGTTCACGATCACCGGCTGGATCAGCCCGATCTCCTTCATCTTCCCCTTCAGCCGCTTCGCCGCCTTCGGCGTGATCATCCGCGGGTTGCGCGGATGCGGCAGGATCGCGCTGCGCAGCACCTCCCCCACCTCGAAGCGCTGGAACTTCGTCTTCACCGCCTCAGAACTCATCGCCGCCGCCCTCCTCTCGCTCCAGCTCGAACTTCTTCACCGCCGCCCCCACGAACGGAAACCACCGCTCGATCTTCTGGAAGTCCGCCGGGTAGTGCATCCGCGTCAGGAACATCTCCTCCGGCTCCAGGCTGCGGAACGAATGCCCCAGGTACTTGCTCTCCGGGCTCACCTTCAGCCGCCGCTGCGCGATGTAGCGCAGCACGTCTTCCTTGCGCCAGTACATCAGCGGGTAGAACCGCCCCCGCTTCACATCCACGCTCCCCGCCCGCTTCATCATCGCCCGCCGCCAGATGCTGTCCGCAATCCGCTCCCCGGCCGCAATCCACCACCCGCCCGTACGCACCCGCGCGTAGTGGTACACATCGTTGAACCCGATCGCCGGCACGCTCCAGTCCTCATGCCGGAACAGCCCCAGCCGCAGCCACTCCGCCAGCTCCGGATGCGGCAGCCGCAGGATCTCGATCCCGTACCGGTCCTCGTACCAGCGCAACGTCGCCTCCTGAAAGCTCAGCCCCGGCACCTGGTACATGAAGAACGCGTGCACCCGCTTGAAGTAGCGCACGCACAGATCCAGCACCACCACCGAATCCTTCCCCCCCGAGAACGACACCACCACCTCGTCGCTGTACCGGCTCGCCAGCTTCACCGGCTCAAACAAAAGCCGCCCCGTGGGCGGCTTCGGCTTGCGCTTCTTCGGTGCGGCCGAGCGTTGCTTCTGCTCAGCCACCCGTCCCGCCCGCGGTGCGACGACGCGCCGCATTCGCGATGCTGCGCCGGCTCGTCACCTGCCCGGCCTGCGCAAACTCGCGCTCCATCTGCATCCGGCGCGCGGCATTGTTCACCGGCGCCAGCCCACCGCCCGCAGTCGGGCGAAAACGCGCACGCGGCGCACGACTCCCGTTCCCTTGCGTTGCCATTTGGATCACCTCCTTCCGTTGTCACACCACATCAGCCCTGCACCGCGTCCTTGATCCGCTTCTGCAGCACCACCTTCGCCACCGCGTGGATCGACCCATCCGGGTAAATCAGCCTCAGCCCCTTCGCCCGGTTGAACGCCTGCACCGCCGGCCCCTGCTGCAGCCCTGCCAGCGAAGCCAGTTGCGCCAGCCCCACCTGCAAGCCGCTCCACACTGCATCCCAGCTTCCCGCGTCCTCCGGCGCAAAACAAGGGATGCCGCTATCCGTCACCGGCACCATCGGCCACGCCGCCAGCACCCGCTGCAGCGCCTTGTCCTGCACCACCAGCGCCGCCGTCTCTTTCACCTCCAGGCTGCGCCAGTGCTCGATCAGCTCCTGCCGGTTCATCGCCCTCCCTCCTCCGCACCAGGTACAGCCGCGCCCGCGGGCCCCGCCCCATCGCCACTGCGCGCCCGCCCAGCCGCAACCCCGACACATGCAGCCGCAGCAACGGCGTTCGCCAACCACCGCGCGCGCCGCGCCAACCCCCGTACGCCAGTCCCGCCAAATACCACTGCCACCACGTAACCGGCCACCACATCGCCGCCTCCCGCTCATCGCAAGCCCGCGTGCACCTTCCCGCCAGATACCACTGCCACCACGTAACCGGCCACCACATCGCCGCCTCCCGCTCATCGCAAGCCCGCGTGCACCTTCCCGCCCTCGATCGTCAGCACCTGCCGCCGCGGCACAGCCCCGATCCGCGCCATCCCCAGATGCACCCACTCCCGCCGCCCGAAGCGCTCCAGGATCAACTGATCGAACACCACGAACCCCATTCCCGCCACCCGCGCCGCCACCGCCGCCGGCGGCCCGAACAACGGCACCACCAGATCCGCCGCCCGCCCCTCCAGGTGCGCGCTCGTCCGGCTCCCGCCCACCGCCGCATTCAGCCCCGCGCTGCGAAAACCGCTCGTCACCACCACCGGCCGCCCGCCCAGCTCCGCCCGCACCATCTCCAGCACCATCGCCAGCCGCGCCAGATACACCAGCGCCTGCTCGTCCGGCCGGTTCTCGATCCCGTTCGCCCGCGCCGTCTCGCTCGCCACCAGCTCGCGCAGCGTGAAGTTCTCCGAAAGCCGCGTCATTGCCCGCGCCCCCCGCGCCGAAACACCGCAGGCAAGCTCGCCCCGCCGCCCCAGCGCCGATCCACGCACACCCCCACCGCCACCGCGGCCAGCACCAGCGCCGTGCGCCAATCCGCCACCAACGACCCTTCCAGCGCCGCCACCGTCGTCGCCGCCGCGCCCCCCAGGCTCGCCCACGCCGCCGCATACGGCCACCGCGTGCAACGGCTCATCCGCGTGAACGCCTCCACCGCCTTCCACACCAACAGCAGCGCCGCAACCACCTCAACCAGAATCACCGCGTACATCATCGCGCGCCCCTCCCCACCCGCCGTTCCAGCATCGGCAGGCCCAGCCGCAGCCCGCCCCACCCGATCGCCCACGCCAGCGGATACCGCATCGCCTCCATCCCCGCCAGCGCTGCCGGCAACATTCCCGTCACCGCCTGCGCCGCAACCGGCGTCGCCCACGCCCCGATCAGCGTCCCCACCACCACCTGCACCACCCGCCACACCACCCCGCCGCCCGGCTCCAGCGCCTTCAGGCTCCAGATCGCCCCCACGAAGGCCGGAAACACCAGGTCCGCCTGCAACCCCGTCGCCACCCCCGCGAGCATGATCCCCCCGGCCACCCCGGCCGCGGTCGTACTCGGCTCGCTCATCACCCACCCCGCATTCCAGTCCCCGCACGCGCCCACCATGCCGCTATGCCGGGCGCAAAAAAAGGGAGCGCCGCCGCGCCCCCGCTTCCTGTCAGCCCTGCGGCGCGCGGCCGGCGGCCCGCTCACCCCGCCGCCGCCCACGCCGCATCCCACGCCGCCAGCACGTCGAACCCCGGCAAGCCCTCGTCCGCCACCAGCTCGAGCTGCTCCCACACCACCCGCTCCACCGCAAACGTCTTGCGCACATGCGCCGCCACCGCCTGCGCCACCGCGGCAATCTCCAGCGCGCCCACCGTCATCCACCCGTCCTTCAGCCGCCAATCCACGTCCGGGATCAGCCCCGACGTGATCGACACGAACGCCCCCGTCAGCAAGGCCTGGCTTTCCCGGTCGGTCAGCACCACCTCGGCGCCCACCGTCACCCCGCCCGTCTCCACCGTAAAGCGGTGCGCCGCCAGCGCCGCCCGCTTGCTCGCGCGCATCACCGCCGCCGCCGACACGTCCACCACCGCCTCTTCCGCCGCCGCCCACGCATCCAGCGCCGGCTGGTACGCCTCCAGGCTCGCGATGTACTCCACCTGCCCGTTCGCCAGTTCCACCGCCCCCGCGCCGTTCTCCCACTGCACCGCCTTCACGCTGCCCGGCATGAACGACAGGTTCAGCCCCTTGTGCCCCACCCCATCCACCGCCACGAACCCATCGCGGCGCACGATCGTCACCTGCATGCCTGCCTCCCTTATGCCGTCCGCTGCCAGAAGAACACCGTGAGATACGGCATCCGGTTCTCGTGCGCTGCCCCGCCCCCCTCGTTGCTCACCGGGTGCGTGTGCGTCGCCGACGGATTGCTGGTCGTGAAGCTGTGCGAGTGACCCCCCGCCCCCCACGAATTGGTGTGGTCGCTGTAGCGCGTCGCCCCGTTCCCGTCGATCGGGATGTTCGCCACACTGCCCGACGTATTCCCGGTGAACCGGTCGTAGGTGTGCTCATGCTCCCCCGACCAGTTGGTCGTGCCGGTGTGCGTGTGATCCGTGCTCGTGATCCCCGTCGCACCGCTGTGGTTGTGCGCCGGCATCTCGCTCGTCGTCAGCGTCACCCGCGCCGCGCCGCCCGTCGCCCCGGCCGCATACGTATCGGTCCCCAGCGTCCCCTCGCCGATCAGCGTGCGCCCCTGCCCGATCCGCGCCCACGTCCCGCCGATGAACGTCCCCGGGTTCACGTTCGTCGCCGTGATGTACACCGCCCCCACCGGGAAGGCCGCCAGCACCGCCGCCGCCGCGCTCGACGCACTGCCCGCCGCCGCGCTCGCACTGCT